CTTCCAAACTTAACCGAAATGTATACTGGTCTACCTTTGATTGTCAAAGTAATATCTGTAATGGTTGAACCAATATCATTTGTGGCAGCACCACCTGCAGATATAATAATACTATTCCCCTTCTTTGTTAGCGGACGTTTTTGATTTTTCTCTCCCTCTCCTTTTGCAAAGGTAGGTCCTTCACCATACTTTTCTGTAAGAGCACTAACAATTTGTTCTACGTGTGCTTGATATTTCTTGACTGGTTTACCACTACAGTAATCAATTAACGACTGAGTAAGATCATCTTCATATACGTTACCCATGTTTACTTTCTTGCCACCCTTTTGTTGTCCACCAAACTCATCTGTTTTTACAAAGTCACCGATGTCTAAGTAAATGTCTGTGCTTGATATTCTTCTTGGTACATTTTTACCAGCAGGAAAGTTACAAGTAAACTCAATGTTGTTTTGTCCACGAAGACCTTGCCTACAGACTTCATCAAACAACATCTTTGAAGAGTTCTCTCTACCAGAATTTCCTTTGATGCTGGCAAAGTCTTGGAACGGAGAGGTTATATATTTTCCACTAGCATCTTTTCTGGTAACAGTAAACCCTGCTACCTCAACAACACCAACATCAGATAGGAAACGGTTTTGTTTCCCATTGCGATCCATCGCTTTGTCAAAGAAAGTATCCATACGATCTAGATACCTTCCACCGTTACGGAAAAAATCTCCTGCCTTCATATGAAAAAACCTCCCAACTATTATTTAGAGGGGAGGTAGTTAATATTGAGAACAACTCTTGACTTGGCATCAGTGCAGGTATATCCTACGTGCATGGTCTTACTGTCAAAGACTACCATTCGATTTGCAACTGAAGGAACTTTTTCACCATCTTTGAATTCTGTGTATCCATTGTTAGTATTACAATAGAAGATTGCTGTGTTTGTATTGGGGTATGGAACATCAACATGAAATGCTCCCAAGATCTGGTTATCGTTTTGCCTAGGATTTAGGTTTGCTTTCAATCTAATCAATAGATTGTGTAGACCTAGTTTGTTAAGGATTGGAACACAAATATTATATGCCTCAGGACTAACAACACCACGGTTTGGTTTAAACATCATGTGAGTAAACTGAAAAGTATCACTATCCTCACTAAATTGTTCATGTCCATTCCACCCAGAGCGATCGGGAGACAGAGTGTAGTCCTGAAAAAACCAAGGAAACTGTCCACCCATGATAACATTCTGAAATTTAAGAAACTCTTCTCTAGGAAGAAAGTTATCAATGACTTCCATCACTTAGAACTCATAAAACAAGCAACACTAATTCTCCAGAAAGGAGTATCGACTTTGATTGGCATAGCATCATGTAGCAAGTTTGATTTGAATGCTACAAAATCACCTGGTTTATACTTGATAAGATTTTCCTGAACTCTGAGTTCTCCACCCCAACTCTCATCCCACTCTGGTGTAAGAAATCCAACTACAGACCACTGATCAGCATCACCGTCAGTATGAAACTTGTAGTTCTCAGATTTCCTCTGTGCATTGAAGTTAATAGAGGTAGTCCTTTGTACAGGTAGAGTAAAACCATAGGTCTCTTTCATCCTAAGATTTACTGCTGCCATAGTAGCAGTAAAGTATCCCGCCAACCATGGGTCCTGCATTCCACCAGGTCCTAGAGCAGACATATGTGGATAGTTGTGATGACGGAAGTATTCATGATCATGATCTTCTGGTTTAAAGTAAGAAGAATTGATCCGCCAAGGACAAACATTGATGAGGTAATCATAGATGTATGATACATCTTCCTCAGTCATTACATCTTTAGCAATATAAAAGTCACTCATACTTTGCCCACAGTTTACGAATGTTTTGTGTGATTGGCATACCACTAGAGTAAGTCTCTAGTAGTTCTCCTTCTTCGTTAATGATAATCAAAACAGGAGTAGCAGTCACACCATACTTTTTAGCAAGGGCAATGTTCTCTTCTGGAATAGGTTTATCACTGAAGTCTTCTAGTTCAACCTGTTCAATAAGTTTAGTTCTCTCATCATTAAGAGCTCTAAAGTAACGCTTTACTAAACCACAAGGACCACAACTGTCCTTGGTAAACAAAATAAATCTAGCTTTCATTCTTAGGTGCTTGAGATGGAACAATGGGATCGCGAGACCTGTTCTTGATTACAATAAAAGCATCCTTATTATATTTGCGGGTGCCTTTGAGTGGTGCCCACTTTGTGCCTGCGCCATCAATGGCATACACAGAGGATCCACCAATCTCAATATGGATATCATCCATGGGTTGCCATCCTAAAGTCTGAATGGTTTCCCAGAGATCTTCTTCAGTAAATTTCATCGGTCGTTAGCGGCACGGTTTTCCGAGAAGTAAGTGTCAAAGGTTCCCTTAGGATAACGCTTAGACAACTTACGAATATTTGTATCTAGCACTTCTTCCATACTGATACCTAGGGATTGTGTTGCTTGAGCAACATACCACATGATGTCACCCAGTTCAATGATCAGGTGCTCCCTGTTGTCTTCGTTCCAAGGTTTGCCTTGGAAAACCATCTTCTTAATGATCTCAAGGAATTCACCACCTTCAGCGTTGATCCCAACACCACTAGTAAGGAGACGCTCAATATTGGCACCCTCACGATCCAACTCGCCAATACGATCAGCGAAATCAACAAAGTTTGTTGAAGGTTGTGAAGTAACCTCGGAAACAAACTCTTCATACTTACTAAAATCAATCATACATTCCACTCAGCAAATTTAGATAAACGTGTTTGTGTTTCAGAAAATTGTTGAAGGTCCTCACCAGGATCTTCATCACTGATGCCGATTACAGAAGCGTCATCAGCAACATCATACAGCTTCATTTTGGATCTGTCAATTCCCACCATGAATTTTCGTGAGGTAACGAGGTCTGAGTATCTGTTTTTAAGTTGTTTGACCATGATGCGACCCTGTTGTTCCAACTCCTCAGTAGAGATAAGGGCAAACATAAAATCAGCAGTGGCAGGTAGACCAAAAGACTCAGAAGTATCGGTAAGATCTGGATCACTATTGCCAAAACCACTACGAGTGGTCTGAGTAGCACTAACAATAGGGACCCCAACCTCCACAGCAAGACCGCGAAGCTCCTCCGCAATCGCCTTAACGTAGGTATACGAGTTAACAATGGCACCTTTGTACCTCACACTTGCACATATGTTTAAATAATCAACAAAAATAATATCTGGTTTGAAGTCTTTCTTCAATTTGAGATCGCTAAGCAATGCTTTAAAGTGACCAGCATGTGCTGATGCAGTTGGATACTCTTTGATGATAAGTTTGCCTTGAGTTTTTCTAGCGATCTCATTGACCTTACTTGTGAAGATCATCTCAGGCAAATCTACAATGTCTTTGACATTGACATTCAGAAGGTTTGCGTCAATTCGCTCAGCAATCTTTTCCTCTGCCATTTCACATGTAATATAGAGTACGTTGTACCCCTGTGTGAGCGCGGCACCAGCAGCATGGCACATGAATAGAGACTTCCCGACGCCCGTTCCAGCAAGAGCGACATTGAGAGTCTTGTTAGAGAGACCACCTTTGGTAATGAAGTTAAACTTCTCCAAATCAAATGGGACCTTCTCTTCTTTTCTGTGGTAGAACTCATAGCGTTCTTCTGCTTGCTCCGTATAACTGTGTCCAATGTGTTCATCAAAAGATACTGCTAGTGCTTCTTGTAGAATGCCAGGTATCGCATCCTTTGATATCTTTTTATCGCCTCCATCTGCGATCTGGATCGACCGCATAAGGGCGAGATAGATTGCTCTGTCTTGACACCACTTTTCTGTGGCGTCGAGCAACCATTCGTAGTCAACCCATTCGTCGGATAATCCTCGTACTGTCGATACCGAATTTTGGTACGCATCGTCAGTAAGGTCACTACGATTTTGGAGATTAATCGTAAGCACTTCTTTAGTAGGAACTTTGTCGTACTTAGAAGCGAAGTCAGCGATCTCCTCGTAAATAACTTTCTCATGGTAGTCCTCATAATATTCTGCTTTGAGAAAGGGAACCACCTTGCGATAATACTCCTCGTTATGTAGGAGATTTCTCAGGATGGTTTCTTCAATGCGTTCAGTCATCACTTAATCTCTTCTGAATTAGTTTACCATACTCTTCATGTAATTCACAACCAATGTAATTTCTATTTAATTTTTTAGAAACAAGTGCTGTTGTTCCAGATCCAATAAAAGGATCTAGTACAATATCACCCTCTTCACTACCAGATTTGATACATGGTTCAATTAGTTCTGGTGGATACACAGCAAAGTGTGCTCCTTTGTATGGTTTAGTTTTAACTTCCCACACAGTTTTCTTACGCTTCAATCCTTTACCATCTACAGTTGGTTCTTTGATAGCATCAACATCAAAATAATAATTCTGACTTTTACTAAACAAAAAGATGTACTCATGGGATTTAGTACACCTGTCTCTTACGCTTTCTGGCATAGGATTAGGTTTATTCCATACGATATCCTGTCTAAGATACCATCCATCTGCTCTCATAGCAAAAGCAAACATCCAAGGAATACCAATAAGATCTTTTTCTTTGAGACCTTCTAGTTTGTTACCTCGTCTAGCACATGTGCTAGGCAAATCCTGATTAGTTTTAGATACTGACTGCTTGTGAATAGCTTGTCCTTTGCCTGGTCTATAGTTGTAATAACTATCCCCAATATTAACCCAGCAAGTTCCATCATCAGTAAGACAATTTCTTACCTCACGAAATACTTTTACAAGACTGTCAACATATTCTTCAGGTGTTTGTTCAAGACCAATTTGATCTTCTTCTCCACCATAATTTCTCAACCCATAATAAGGAGGAGATGTTACGCACATCCTAGGTTTCTCTTTCAGAGATTTTAAAGTAGTACGGCAATCACCAAATAAAATTGTGTCAATTGCCATAACTAAATTCTTTCTGTGCTGCCTCCTCCAGTTTCTCCATCACTTCGGGGGTGAAATATTTTTCGGGATCAGCAAGTACAGCAGAAGGATAAACGGAAGATTGCCCAATAGTAACCCTATTCCCGTTCTTCCCGAATACTCCGTACTCGATACCCAATTCCAATAGTCCGTAGTATTTGTCAAGACCTCGTTCGTCAAAAAATAGACGTGTTGCAACTTTACTACCCTCCACAGTTAGGCGAGACTTCTTTGCCTCGCATTTGATAATGTTACCAACAACTTCCTTCTTGCTATCACGTTCTTTACTCTTAGTAAGATAGATGATAGTGGAAGCAGCATACTTCAATCCAGTGCCGCCGCCCATTTCCTTGGTTGGAACATAGGAACCGATCACATCATATGTATGGTTGGTGACGATCATAGGCACCTGTGCTTGTCCTAGTTTCAAAGTCAAAACACGGAAGGCACCTTTGATCAATTGAGATTTAGTCATGTCACGAACTTGTTTGTCATTCGCAACGTCCTCCATCTCCTTACTTGTAGAAAGCATACCAAGACTATCAAGAACGAACATCATAGGTACACGATCTTCTTTTGGTTCTTTCAAATACTTGTCTAGGATCCTACACGCTTGTGTCCTAAAATCTTCGATAGTAGCAACAGGCATAATAATCATACGCTTACTGTCGATACCACGGGTCTCGATCATCTCTTTAGAAATAGCAGATTCACTTTCAAAATAGATGCATCCACCAGTAGGATTAGCATCCAAGAAATTACGAACGACGCTAAGAGCAAAAAAAGTTTTCCCCGTGCTGCTCTCTCCTGCAAGAGCGGTGACTTTGTTTGAAGGCAAACCTCCAAAAAGCGAACCACTAACCAAGGCATTGAAAATGTAACTGCCAGTATCAACGTAAGATGTAATATCGCCAGCAGCGACCCCATCGCTAACAATGCTAGCAAACTCGTTTCCACTGTCCTTAATTACTGTGTCTAGAAATCCCATTGTGTTGCTTCATCCTCATAAAAGTTGACATAATTATAATCGTTCCGCATCAATTTGGCAAATGCCATAGCGGTGTTGTAGTCCTCAAAGCACTTGATCTCTTCAGGACCAACCTGACCCACGACGTGATTGGTCCATGTGACTACAAAGATTTTCTTGCTCATTCAAAGAAGCTCCCGATCGTGATGGTTTTTTCATGGGTCCATCCGATACATTGTAGCACCTTTTTGAGCGGTTCGAGAAATGATTTCTCAAACTGTGTTTGATAATCCACATACTTTTCGATACCAAACTCCTTAGGCAACTCACCAAAGAAACTGATGATGTTCTCATGGAGTGGATTTGGTGTCTTGAGATACATGAACTTGATCTTCTCACCTTCTTGGATGAGAGGATGTTTGTTTTCTACCTTGTACTTCTTTACATAATGATTGTAAAGTAAAGCACCTCTTACTGCGATAGGCGTTCCCTTCTGATAGATCTCAGTTGGATGGCGGTACTGGGCAAGGTTGTTAACTCCTCTGGGAAAGGCGACTTCTTCGTAAGGTCTTTCTCTCGTTTCTGTTCGCACGTCATTGATAAAAGAGATAAGTTCATCATTTGTCTTGCCGATAATAATCTTAAATGCTGCATACAATTTGTCCCTAAAATACGCAGGAGTAGAGCTCCTTGCCGTTTCAAGACCCATGATTTTCATCTTGGGTTCCTTGTATCTAACGCCCTCACTATCCCAAACATTAAGAATGTAACGTTTTTTAGCAGTCCAAATACCACGGTCAGCGATATTCTCCCGCTTCATACTCATCTTCTGGTCATATGCCGACACGTAGTCCGCAAGTTCTTGATATGAACGTTCAATAAAAGGTTCCAGTTTCTCTTGGCAGATCTTGTCAAGTAGCGCCACAACTGTTGCTTTGTCGCCAGACTTAGAACTAAGAAATTTATTAACAAGAGGTCCAAGGTTAAGATAGATACTGTCAGTGTCGGATGCAATGACATAATCCTCCTTTTCAGTGGAGAGCAATTTATTTAGGTAT